CCTTGCGCAGTTCGCGGGTCAGTTGCGCCATGTCGTAGCCTGCATTCACGCTGCGCCATACGCTTTCTTCCACGCGGTTTAGGTATTGCTGGCCGATGGAGCGGATAAGCGAGACGTTGCCGCCCAATACGGCCTGCAAGGCGGTTTGCTGCTGTGCTGTGGCACGAAAACGGACGGTAAAGCCCGCCTCCCGTAAGGCCGTCTGAAAGGCTTTCTCTGTATGGCTTGCACTTTGATTGGCGAATACCTCGGCAATTTGCGGGGCGAGTTTGTCCAGCCGTGCCAGCCAATAACGCAACAGGGCGGATAAAGCAGCCTGCAAGCCGTCGAACAAGCCGTCTTGCGCGATGCCTTTCGGGTAGTGCCGTTCAAGCAAGCCCTGCACGTCGGCGCGCATTTCACGCAACAGCTTTTTCAGGCTTTTGCGGTAGGCGGCCTCTACGCCCAGGTTGGGCTGTATCGGCTTGAGGATGATGTCTTTATCGGACGGGGCGGATAACTTCATGGCTTGCTTTCGTCCCATTCGGCATCTTGGGCAGGTTCAGGCTTTGGGTCGGCAGGGTCTCCGCCTTCTTCCCCTTCGCCGTCATTCAGGCCGTCTGAAAAGCCGTCATCGGGCATTTCAGGCACATCTTCTACATCAATGCCGTTGTAGCCGCTGTCCGGCTCGCTCGCCAGTCGTCCGCGTACTTCCTCTGCCGATACTACGCCGGCCTGAATGTAGGCCACGTCGCGGTCGGTGTCGGATTTGCGGATGGTGGAAAGCTCGGTTTCGCTCATCTGCTGCAAAGGCACAAAGTCGAACGTGATGTTGTCGTTTACTTTGCCGAACAGGTGCAGTTGCACCAGCTTGAGCAACTTGTCCAGCGGATCGCGCAGCAGGTTTTCCTGCATGGCGCGGATGTGGTCGTAGTAAACGGCAATCTCGCCCTCTGTACTGGCATTCAGGCCGCTGGGCGTGATGCCGAGCAGCTTCACCAGCGGCGTATGACTGGGTGCGGCCATTTGCTCTTGAGACTGTGCAAGCAGCGCATCCAAGCCGGACAGCGGGGTGTTGAACTGGAAGAACTCTTCTTCGTCTTTGCTCAACAGCATCAGGCCGCGATTGTCGCGCAAACGGTTGTACAGTTCGGCACGCAGCATGATGTTGGTGTCGCCGTCGTCGCTGCCGCTCAATATCGCGCTCATATCGGTTTTGATGCCGGACAAGGAGAAGCTGTGCAGCAGGTCGCTGACGGAATCCACGGTACGCAGCCAGCGTTCCACATAAGGCATCATGAGCTGGGTCATACTCACGCCGCCGAAGTTGTAGGCGGGCTTGAGCATATCCGGCACGGGGCGGGAAATCAGGGTGAACAGTCGGCTGGCGTGGATTTCCTGCGCCATGACATACCATGCCTTCGGCTTGTAGAAGTCGGGCAGGGTAGGGTCGATGGCGTTGTACGGCGCAGGGGTCGTCCACATCGGTTCGATGTTCACCAAGGCTTTCAGGCTGCCTTTGGCAATGGTTTTTTCGGTCAGCAACAGCGGATTGGCCAATTTGCCGTCGTGGTCTTTGATTTGCACCAGTATCTGGCCGCGCCCGAACAGGCCGTCTGTTTCAATGGCCTTGCGGAACACACCGCGCACGTTCAGTCGTTCGTAGCATTCCTCAATCTGTTTGATGGCCTCGCTGTTGTCTTCTTCGCCTACGGATTTGATTTCTATCCATTGGCGGGTCATTTCATTGGCGGTGGTTTCGCTCACGCTGCGGTATTCGGAAATTTGCGCCAATTCGGCCAAGCGCGGATAACCGATAAAGCCGGTGCCGAAAAAGCAATCAGCCCCGAAGTTTCCTAAGGGGCTGCTGTCCATCGCTATACCGTTTGGCTTCACGCCGTCCGGCAGGCTGGGAAAATCCAAGCTGTATGATGCAGGCTGCTTTTCAGGTAGCCTTTGCAGGGCGCGACGCATGGCTTTGTCTGTGTGTTTTTTCTTTTTGCTCATAGTCCGCTCAATATCTTGGGGTTGATGTTCAGCCCACCCTGTATGGGGGCGAAGGCCATGACCAGCGCATCCGCCCGGTTCGGGCTGGGGATGCCGCGCTTTTTCATGTCTTTCTTGCTCTCCGCCTTCACACGCCCGTTTTGGTCGTAATCCACTTGCGGACGGCTCAGTTCGGCAGTCAGGTATTCCAATTCGTGCAGGCTGCTTGAAAGGCTGATAAGTTGGTCTTCGGGGTAACTGTCTCCGTGATGCACGGCACGCCACGTCTTGTAGAAGCGGTCGCGCACCATCCACCATGCCTGCGCCTTGATGTTGGCGAACATATCGCGGTTTCTCTTGTCGTCGGTGTACTTGGCATCAGGCTTATGCACTGCGCCGCCGGCATTGAAGCCGAGCGTCTGCACCTTGCCGTTCTTGCGCCGGAACTGCGCCTTCACACCAGCGCCCACGCCGATGTTGTCGTACACGATGCGGTCAACATTCTGCTCTTGGGCGTACAGGTAAACCTTATCGGCGGAGTAAATCACATCCTGCCCGCGCCATTGCTGCATGTCGGTTACGACCGAGCCGTGCCGCAATACGGTGGCGTTGGCATCATCGCCTTCATCAGCCACGTCAAACCCAAGAATGCGCCGGCCTGCGGCTGAGAAGCCCAGTTTTTCATGCGCATCAATGGCGGCTTCAATCCAACTCGGCTTAATAATCGCCAGTTCGCTATCGGCCACCGGCTCGCCCAGCCAAATATGACGGTAAAGGTCTTCGTCCCGCTCTTTGCATTCGAGCATGTCGGCCAGTAGCGGCGTGTCGGCAAAATGCGGGTTGATGTCGTAATTCGCCTTCAATACGATGCTGTCTTTGGGCGGGTGGACGATAAACCGCTGATAGGTATCGTCCAAAATGTTTTTCGGGTTGAAACTGATCCATATTTCCGCGTTCTTGTCGCCACGGATGGACGGTATCAGAACATCCCATGAATTTTTCGTTACCGCTTCGGCTTCTTCCACCCAGCACACGCCGACACCCTGAATCGATTTGATTTTGGTCACGTTGTTCTTGATGCCGTAAAACACGAACTTCGCGCCCGTGCCTTTATGGGTGATGGTGGATTTCAGAATATCGAACTCATCCGCATAACCCAAGCGTTCGATGGTCTCAATCAATAGCTGGTACACCGAATCATCCAGCGAGCCTTGAAACTCACGGGCGCACAGAATGACCGTACCGATGCGGCGCGATACTTCCACCGCCAATTCCGCCAAGAAATACGATTTCCCGCTGCCGCGCCCGCCATACAGCACCTTGTAACGCGCCTTGCGGATGATCGGTTTAAAATACGGATTGGCCATAGGGTTACTTGAAAATATCTTCCAGCGAACGCGTCTCTACCTTCACGCGCATATCGGCATCCAGTTCCAGCTTCTCGCCATACTTCTTCGGCGCAAGCTTGGCTGCCTTCCACTTGCGGGCATCGATTTGCAGCTTTGCTTTTGCCACCTCCCCTGTTTCAGGGGCGACAGAGTCGGCAATATCGATAATCTCGTCGGCGAAACCATCCGCCTGTTCCTCGCGCGCACGCGCGTATTGCTCCTGAAAATCTTGATGCTCCACCAACCAGCGGTGCACCGTTCCGCCCGCCGGCATATCGGCAGACGCACAAATCGCCCGCAAGCTCATGCCACGGGCGATCAGTTCGCAGATTTTATCTGCCGTTTCTTGGCTGTATTTTGTCGGACGCCCGATGGGGCGTTTCTTATCGCTCATATCGAACCTCCAAAAAAATCCCCGCACCAATCAGGCGCGGGGCTAGAACCACGACATTAGGAAACTGAGGCGCGACCCTCTGGCGATTGGGAGCGTCCGCAATCCTCTCCCCTCAACGTGAAACCACGCCCCGACAGCCTTTGCCGAACACCTTCAAACGACAAACGCCCATAGAAACCTGAAACCGGCCGGAGAACCCTCCAACCCAAAATTTCAGACGGCCTGAAAACGCAAAAAACCGCCCAATAAAGGCGGTTTATACAGCTATTTCCAAACTATATCATAATTATACCTAAAACCTCCGCTTTGTCAATAATGCGGCATGATTCAAACTCATCCTGTAGTTTCAATATAGCCGTTGTCTCTAATTCGGCCACCACCCTCTTTATTTTTTCACGCTGCCGGTACAAATAACCATTTGATATATCGTACTTATCCATAATAACGGTTTTTTTAGGAAGCCCCGTAAACAAGTTGGATAATATGTTGTCGCACAGCAGCAAATTAACCCCTACATTTTGCTCTTCAATATACGCCGTAATATCCACAATACCACTCATGTTTTCGCTATATGTGCATTCAATCACAGCCAACTCGTAACGGTTTAACACGCGCTCTATGCGACTGATAATCATCGCAGCGTTTGCGTGTGTCTCGGCTTGCGTCAATTCTCCACTGCCGCCCATCACGCCCTTACTCTCGCACCAAGCACAGACCGAAGCCGTGTTATTCAGCGGCTCCATGCGTACACTATGGATTTTATAAACTTCACGTAATACTTGTTCAACATTCCTATACATTCACAGCCCCGCTCATGTTTTAACCAAACCTTTTTCATGCAACAAAACCAAAGTCCGCATCACACCTTCCGCGAAGGCTTTTCCGCGTAATAAAGCTCAATAATCTTTTCTGCAGCCCCGTCCACAACAGCTTCGGCGTTCTCAAGGCCGCCCAATAACGACAATGGCAACTTCCCTGATTGGCGGATGAAGTAAGCAATCAACCATCGTTCTTCGCAACCGGAAAAATCCAAACGCTCCAACATATTTTTCAGCGTTCGTTCGGGCATCTTCGCCCCACCTAAAATCATGGAGAAAAATTTATAATCGACATCAATCCGAGCTGTGATTTCGGCTCTACTCATTCCCCAGTCGGCTTGTTTGAGTTTGATTAGCTCTTTTAGCGTCATAATTCCCCCTTTCATTCAAAATTCCCAAATAATGCCAAATTCCTGCGCCGCCCATGCTTGAATGCGGTTTTGGTAGTCGGTCATCTCGCCGGTATTAAGGGTTGTGGTCGAAATACCGATTTGCGAACCGTCCGGCAACTCTTCGCTGCCAATGAATTGGCGTTTGCAGTATTCATGCCACGCATCCTGACTGAACCGTTTGCCGGATACCCATGCCTGCTCGGCCAAAGTCTGATAAATCTTCCACAGACGGCGGTTTTGCTCGGTACTGCGCTTTGATTTGTACGGTCGGATGCTGATTTCCAAATCAGGGCTTTCTTTCAGCCAGCCTTGCAGGTTATTCCAGATAGTCGTCATCAGCGGGCGCATATTTTGGATTTGCAGACGGTAGGTTACGGATTGCATCATTCAACCTCCCTCGCCTTCCTGCGGTACTCCGCCGCCAGTTCGCGCAAATCCTGCTTGCCGTAATGCTTCTCCGACTGGTCGGCTTCGATGCGCTCCACTTCGGCCAGCCCGACACGCCCAATCAAACCTTGTCGATACGCCACCACATTGCCGGATAGGTGGCAATTGCAGTGTTTGCATTGTCCGTGCACATTACCCTCGTCAAAACGCAAATGCGGCGAACTGCCCACACTGCGGTAGTGCCCCGCGTCATAACTGTTCGGCTCGCCACCCAACGGCTTTCCCCCGCTCCTTGCGCTTGGCTACCTGCTCCGCCTTAACGGCCGCCTTGTACTTCTGATCGCGCTGATACCTCACGCCGCAGGCCGGGGAGCAGACAAACTGCAACGGTCTCTGTTTTTCAAACACCGTGCCGCATACTTTGCATTTACGCTTAGCCATTCCGCCTCCTCCGCACCTCTTCCGCCGCAATCACAACCAATCCCAACACCAGCCCGACAACCGCCGCGCCGCAGTTCGGGCATTTGATGTTCATGATTCGCTCTCCCATAATATTCGCCGTTCAACCGTCTTAACGGTTTTGACGACTTTCCGTTCCCATTTTCCGCAGTGGCGGCATTTGCGTGATTGTTTATTGGCATAGACCCATTTGTGATGCCAGTTAGTTAATGCACACCCTCCGACACGTTCGTATTCGTCCCATTTGACTTCGGCAACCACCTCTGTTTCAGAGTTCTTAATTAAATAACATGTCTCATCCATTAATTCTGAGTCGTAACAAATCCTGCTGCCAATAAAGTCTCCAAGACCGTCTTCAATAAACCAGCCGATATACCATCCTAATCCATCTTTAAACTTAACAATTCGCGGATAAGCTCCTAAAGTTTCAAGCAGTTTGGATTTTTTCTTCAAAAACCGGAAAATATAGCCAATGTATTTAGGGTCTTTTTTCGGGTTGAATTTTTCGATGTTCATTGTTTATCCTTCCAAACATCGCCACCAGCCTGTACATTTCCATTGCCTTTCTTCGCCGCAAGCATTTTTGACATATCCGCCAGCCTTGCCCGCGCCGCCTGTCTGTCTAAACAAAGAGGCCGGCTGCCATTCAGAACCTCTTCCCGCTCATCCGTTGCCTGATACGGCAAAGCCTGCAATGCGGCCTCTTTGTTCAGACGGCCGGCGCGCACGGCTTCGGTGATTTTCGTCTTCGCATCTTCGGCATCCCATCCGCGCTCAACCACCCACCTCACACCTCCCGACAAGTCCAAACCGCCCGCCAGCTTTTCGTAAGCCGCCTTAAACGCCATCCGCGCGCCGGTCTTATCCCCGTTCCGCAGCAATTCCGCCGCCCCCATCGCCACCGCCTGTTGCGCAATTGCGGGGACAACCACCGTTACCCGCTCATCCCTCAAACCTTCGGACACCAACCCCCAAGCCTCATCGGCCGACGGCAGGCCCGTATCAATCCTTTGCAGCACGGCGGCCAACGTCAGACGCCCCGTCAGTTCGCGACGGCAGCGGTTCAGCGCATCAAGGGACTTCCCCCCCCCGAACGGCAACAACTCCTCAACCATCGCCGCCTTGGCGTTTTCGCTCAAATCAGCCCCCGTTAATTCGGCGGTTACACTGACCGCCTCAAGGATTTTTTCAACATCGGTTTTCATGCCAACCCCTTCGCCTTCAAAATTGCCAAAGCCCCGTTATGGGTCTCAACGGCGGTTTGTGTTTTTTCCGTTTTGCGGGCAATTTCGGTAACGAGGGGGTAGGATTTAGCCATTGGATGCCTCAAGGAGTTCCAAAGATTTTTTTGTACTCTTTAGGAAATTTGGTCTTCAGATAATTGCGTTGAGCCAATGGGATCGGGTATGCCCCCGTCAGGTATTGGCCGGGTTTAATCAGCATATCGAGCGGCAAAACGGAATC